CAAACGCTATCTGCTGAATGTGGTTAACGCGCACCTGGGCATGAGCGCCACCGAGACCCAGATTCGCCGCGAAGGCCAGGGCCGCCGGATCAACGTCATTTTGGTGGAAGACAAGGCCAATGGTCCTGCGGTCATTGAGCGGTTGAAACTCAACGTTTCCAGGGTGATTGCCGTTGATCCCCGAGGCGGCAAGCAGGCGCGCTTCATGGCCGCCGCTCCCGAGTGGGAGGCCGGCGACTGGTACGTGGATCGCAATGCCGCCTGGACCGAGCCGCTGATTCAACAACTCACCACCTTCCCCAATGCCGCCCACGACGACATGTGCGACATGATGTCGCAAGCGTCGATCTGGCTGCAGCACAGAAGCGGGGGAATCGTGGGGTTCTGGTTGGGTCAGATAACTTAGATATTCACTACGGAGCAAGGCTGGAAAAACTTGCGACTTGTAATTTCTGAGGCAAGTCTCCCTTCAGAACAAGTAAAGCATTCTGTCCCGAAACGGGAAAAGGAAATTCCCAATTCGGAGCAACTTTACAAGAATTTAATGGTACTCTAAGGAGAATCTTAGAGATCACTGTTAAACTCCTTGGCGTGAGCGTGTGCCTTGGTGTAGTATGCGGCGCAAAGGCCGAGCCCCATAGCTAAGCGAGAGCAGGACACAGCTTTCGGTGCATCGCGCGCCGTAAATGCTGCATCTACATGAGGTTGTGGATAATATTATGGCGACCACCGGCTAAATCGTGTATCGGCTAAAGGCGTACTACCGATTCGACGATGACGCAAATGAAGGTTTCTCCGGAGGTGCTCAAGGGGATTCTTGTTCGGTGGGCGTACAAGGTGGCTTATCAGGATGAGCACAATTGGCTGATGGAGAGCGTGGAGCGACCGGAGGCCGATTCGATTTTCGTGCCGAAATGCCCAGGCGAAGACGGCACGGTTGGCTTTGACGTTCTTCATTCGGTGCTGATTGACGCTAAGCTGGACTTGCCCAAGTATTTCGCCTTACGGGCCCACGTCTTGGGCGGGGACGCCAAGGGGCAGCATGCGTAAAGTAGCAGTGCAGAAAAAGCCGATAAAAAAGGAACTGACGCGCGAGGAATTTATTGCGCTGGTTCATAAGGTGGCAACTCCGTCTCCCAGACCCGCAGCCGTATCATCCCGATAACGGAGACGTGAAGAGGGTAGTCCGATGTTTACACACATTCGAGAGGCTGTCAGAATCGTGACGTCGAAGCCATCGAGGCCAGCCAAGCACGAGACGCCGGATTATGTGATTGCCCCCCAGCAGCAGGTTTTTACGACAGCTGCCGGTCGGAGAATCGCAAAAACCTTGCAATTTCTGCTGGTCGTTTTGGCTTGCGGATATGTCGGGGGGAAGCTTGCGGGGGTGTTTGACCGTTTAACGGGGCAAACACGCCTATCGAATTCGTTTCCAGCCGTGTATGGAATATGCTCGTTGGTCATATTTTTTTTAGCACATTCCATCAAGCAGAAGCTGGAGGCTAGGCTAGACGCTCACTTGAACTTGTCATTTTGGTTGTCGCCTTATTTTGGGCGTCGCATCACGAACGCGATGCACACGATGAGGGGATAATTAAGATGGCGACGAAAGTGATTGCCACAAAAACCGATGAATCCGGCACCGTCGTCACAACACAGCAAAAGGTTCGCGTATGGATGCAGGTCTTCGTCTCTGTGGTGCTGCTTGGGGCAGGGATTTGTGTGCTTGTCTCCCCGAATTTCATACACCACAATATTGACGAGGGAATCAAGAAAATCGCAGCTGGATGGATTGGCGCAGTTGTTGGGTATTGGCTTTCTTGATTAGCGGCAAGATGGGCGCGTTTCGGCGCGCCCATCCTTGGTTGCTACCGCTTGTTTGTTTTCGGGCGGGGCCTAAAACAGAAGGCTCGCAGGCCGTAATTCTCAGCGTAGATCACGCGTCCGTTCTTTAGCGTGATGGACTTTGCGAATACGGTACCGGGTTGGTGAACGGTTTCACCTTTTTCCATTGTTCGTTTCCTTGTTCGGGGATTACGCCCCGAAACGGCAAAGGGTGAATGGTAACTCTGTGGCCGGTGTGTTCAGCACCGGCCACAGAGGGGCCTCTGTACCACGCCGGTACAGGAATCAAAAATCTATTGACGGGAAACTAAAGGACACGTACTATTGGAAGTGTGGTTAGTGCCCTATAGTCACCCAGAAATCTAATGTTTTTCACGGAGCCCGCCCCCTAAGCGGGCTCTAGTAATTTCAGAAGATTTCCGAAATGGATTATACCACATGGACGTAAACAGGGGTGCGGTAATGGTAGTCTTTAGGACCCTACCCCAACATATTGTATTTTAGACACTTATCTGATGCCCTGTTGCCATAATTTTCTGATACGCGTCCGAACATCAATTTAAACATCGGCGTTCCATCATCCCGGCGGTTATAGCGGAACGAATGCTCATCCAGGTAGCTCTGTAGATACTTTTGGCTCAAGGCATCGTACACACCACCGATACCTCGTTTTACGATGCTCCAGCATCCTTCTATCGTATCGGTGTGAATGTCGCCAACAACTTAGACCTTCGATGCATGGTTGATTCGACGATGCGGGAAGCCGACTTTATCAAGCCCCACATAGCCGCTCCATTCAGCGGTGAACACCGTGGTTTCGGAAAGGATGCGCTCTTGAGCGATACCGTGAAGTGTCTTGCGGCTGGCGTCATTGGCGACGAAAGCCAGCACTCGCCCCCTTGCGCTCGACGGCTCCTACCGCATGTCTGTGCTGGACTCCCAGCCGAAGGCCGACCGGGACGATGGGCGCGCCGACGACCGCCAATATAGGTCTCGTCCATCTCAACGCCATTAGCGCCACCAAGGATTATGTCTTCGTCAAACAGAGAGCGAAGCTGCATTCAGAAATCACAAGTTTAAAATTCCTCCGCGTCGTCTGCGATGAAGAGTAAATACCTCATGAGCGAGCAACGAGCAATTGACAACCTGATCGCTCCCGGCGTAGTGGCGCGCGTCTCTGGCACGCTGCGGGCGGCCTGGGAGGCGGGCATGAGCGCGTGGTTTTCGGCGCTGCCGCCGCTGCCGCAGGTGGCGCCGCCGGATACTCCGGTACGCCGCTTCGACTTTCCGGTCGGGCAGAACATCAATTACATTCCCCGCTCGGGCGAGACCACCACGTTCGCGCAATTGCGGGCGCTGGCCGATAACTACGATCTGTTGCGCACGGTGATTGAGACCCGCAAAGACCAATTGGCGAAGGTGCCGTGGACCATCAGAACCGTCTCCCGTCTCCCGTTACCTGTCCCTCGCAAGGGCGCCTCGGCGGGAAACGGGAGACCGGGGATGGCAGACGATGTCGCCATGCTTAAGGACTTCTTCGAGTCGCCGGACGGCGAGCATTCTTTGATCGAGTGGATGCGTCCGCTGGCGGAGGATCTGCTGGTGATCGACGCGCCGGCGATCGAACCGGTCCGCACACGCGGCGGCGAACTCCAAAAGTTGCTGGTCATCGATGGAGCCACCATCTTTCCGGTTATCGATGAAGCCACCGGCTTCACGCCGGCGCCGCCGCTTACGGCTTATCAGCAGATCATCAAGGGCGTGGTCGCGGCCAACCTGACGGCCGACGAGTTGATCTACCGTCCGCGCAACCGCCGCACGCACAAGCTTTACGGTTTCAGTCCGGTCGAGCAGGTGGTGATGAGCGTCAACCTCGGACTGCGCCGCCAGATGTCGCAGCTGGCCTACTATACCGACGGCACTGTGCCCGACGCTTATCTGGGAGTGCCTGACACCTGGACCCCGGACCAGATTACGGAATACCAGCAGGTCTTCGACGCCTATCTGTCGGGCAATCTGCACAACCGGCGCAAAATCTTCCTTGGTCCCGACGGCAAACTGCAACTGCTGAAAGAACCCGACCTGAAGGCCGAACTGGACGAGTGGCTGGCACGCGTGGTCTGCTTTGCCTTCAGCATCAGCCCGCAACCATTTATTCGCGAGATGAACCGCGCCACCGCGCAAACCGCCAAACAGCAGTCGCTGGAAGAGGGTCTGCAACCCTTGCAGGTGTATTTCGCGGATCTGTTCAATTTCATCGTTCGCAAATACTTCGGCATTACCGATCTGGAGTTTGCCTGGCAGGACGAAAAGGCGGAAGATCCGCAGGACCAGGCCGAGATCGCGGCGTTGCTGGTGACCCAGGGCATCATCACCCCCAATGAAGCTCGGGAGCGCCTGGGTATGGAGCCACACGACAACGGTGACGACCTGACCCTCCCCGGCGCGGACGATGAGGCGCATGACACATTCCAGGCGCGCAAGCTTCGTAAAAAAAAAGCCGTTTTGAGCACCACCCCCGGAATCGAGGTTCGCGAGCTTGATGCGCTGCCCCGTCTGACCGCGGAACTGACGGCATTCTTCAAGGAACAAGCCAGGATCACTGCCGGGGAAATCAGGAAGTACTATCCGGCCGCGCTCGCACAAATGCCTGCGCGGGAGGCCGGAAAGCTGCAGAAAAACGATTGGGCGGAGAAAGCGCAGGAACTGGCAAGCGAGGTAGCCGGCCGCCTGACGCTCAATTGGGATGGTCTGATCACGGTTATCGAGAATGCCCTGCAAGAGGCGATCACCGCTGCTTTTGAACGCGTGCGTTCCTGGTGGCGGAAATGGACGGAGAATCCGTCTGTGGATCTGCCGCCATCTGAGGTTCTGCCGCCGCCGCAGACCTGCAACCCGACCAACGACGATTTCGCCTGGGCGCGGGATCGTGCCGCCGAAATGGTCGGGAGAATGCGGGTGAATGGTGTACTGATTCCAGACCCCGACCCCACACGGGCTATCACGGAGTCGACGCGCGCGGCATTGAAGGCGATGATTATCGATGCGCTGGTCGAGTGCAAGAGTGTTGACGAGTTGGCCGCTGAAATCGAGGCCATGGCCGGTCAGGACGGCCGGACGCTCTTTAACCAGAGTCGCGCCGGGTCGATTGCCTTAACGGAGCTTGCACAGGCCTATTCCTACGGCTTTCGCAGCGGAGCGCTACAGGTCGGCTTCGACATGCATGCCAGTGTGCTGTGCCCTGCGCATGAGCCCGAAGACGAGGATATCTGCGATCTCGCTGCCAGTGACGGGCAGATTCCCATTGACCAGCCATTCTCGAACGGTCAAATGGGACCGCTATACCATCCGTGCTGCCTATGCACGGAGATGCTCTACATTGGCGTGGTTCCACCTCGCAACCCTCTGCCTTGCCCCGAGAAGCGGGACGGGAGGCGCGGAAAATACACAGACCCTTCGGCTCGCCCGGTGCGCCGGGCGCGCTCACGGTGACATCCGTTCCGGGAATCGATGTACCGGTTCCTGACCTGCTCTAACCACTCTCCACGGAGCTGCTCATGTCAACTTTCACGAAATTCGTGCGCCTGATCAAAGTCGATGCCGCCCAGCGGGAGGTTTATGGCGTCGTGACCTCCGAAGTTCCCGATAAGGACGGTGAGATCTGCGATTACGAATCCACCAAACCGCACTATGAGCAATGGTCCGGTGAATTTGCGCGGGCGACGTCGGGCAAGTCGCTGGGCAACGTTCGCGAGATGCATTGCCACTCGGCGGTCGGCAAGGTATTGGATATCGTCTTCGACGATCCCAACAAGACCATCGCGGTGCGCGCGCGCATTGTCGACGACACCGCCTGGGCCAAGTGCGAGGAGGGCGTTTATACCGGCTTCTCCCACGGCGGCGAATACGTCGGCGAGCCTTGGCCGGATGGCGACTTTTTACGCTATACCGCCAAACCCACCGAGATTTCCCTGGTGGACAATCCCTGCAATCCCGAAGCGCACTTCGAATACGTCAAAGCCGATGGCTCGGTGGAGCTGCGCAAGTTTCAAACCCACAATGAGGATAGAACCATGAAGAAGTTGATGGTCGATGCGGCCGATCTGGCCAATCTCCTGGCCCAAGTAAACGCGCTTCGCGGCTCTCTGGCCGAGGAAGCGGAAACCGAAGGCGACAACTCACCCATTCCCGCCGGCCTGAAGGCGTGGATCGAAGCGGGGGTGGAAATCCTTTCCGATCTCGTAGCCGAGGAAGGCGCCGAGCTTACCGCGGACAAAATTGCGAAAGCGGCGGCTGCTGTGCCGGCAGCCGAAGCCGAAGCCGCTGCGCCGGCTGCCGCACCGGAAACTCTGGAAAAGCGCGCCGAGAGCGATGTTGTGGCCCGCACCGTGGTCGAACAAGGCCGGCAAATCGCCGACCTCGCCGGCGCCGTGCAAAACCTGACCGCGGTCATGACAAAAACCCTGGCGGAGCCGCTGCCGCGAAAGACCTCCGGTCCCGGCAAGGCCGTCACCAAGGAACAAGACGGCGAAGCCGCCAACCACAATCCCGAATCCGGGAGTGCCGCCGATCCGCAGGCGCTGCTGAAGCAGTGCCTGAGCCAACCCATCGCGTTGGAGTAAGCAACAAGCATCAGCTCCCAAGCCTGAAGCCAGACGGGGCACTGTCCGGCTTGGCGCCCGGTGCCTGGTGCTTGCAACCTTAAGAATTTCGCTCTGGCGAAACAGAGCTTGAGAGGAGAAAGAAAGAGTATGACTGGTAATCTCACGCAGCAGACCATGGATCTGCTCAAGAAGCTCCAGAGCGACGCCGTTCTGGAAAAAGTTAACACCACGGTGGGTGTCAGCACCGGCACCGGGGTTGTCAACTACAACCTGGAGCCCTACGCCAAAACCCTGTACCCCGTCATTACCCCGATTCGCAACAAGGTGCCGCGCTTCACCGATACCAACGGCGGTAATGCGGTGAACTGGAAGATCATCACTGCCATCAATCCCAGCCGCCAGTTTCCCGGAACCACGGAAGGCATTCGCGGCTCGGTGATCGACCAGACCACCGACAACCGCATGGCGGCCTTCGTGCGTTTCTCGCTGGAAAACTCGATCACGGAAGAGGCCATCATGCAGGCGCAGGGCTTCGATAATGCGCTGGCCATCGAGGCCGACAACCTGTTGCGCTCCATGTTCATCGCCGAAGAGGAGTGGTTGCTGGTGGGCAACGCCTCGGGACTGGCGCAACCGGCCGCTCCCTCGGGCGCCGTCAGCGCCGGCGGAGCGATCGCCGCCGGCTCCAACTACTGCCGCGTGGTGGCGCTCACCTACGACGGATGGAAGCGCTGCACGGTTTCGGGCGGCTTGGTCACGCAGTTTCTCAAGAGCAGCCCCCTGGGCGAGCAGATGACCGTCAACGGCGGCGTGAGCCAGGTTTCCAATGCCTCCGCTGTAGCGACCACCAGCAGCGGCAACGGCACCATTACCTGGACGGTCGCGGCCGTGCCCGGTGCGTTTGCCTATGCCTGGTTCACCGGCACCTCGGCGACTGCCGGGCAGTGCACGCTGAACGCCATCACCACCATCAATACCTTCACCCAGACGGCTGCCGCCACCGGCACCCAGGCCGACAACGGCAACGGCGGCATTGGCGTTACCGCCGCACTGGGAACGGCCAACAGCTATTCCGCCAACGCCAGCGCCTTCAACGGGCTGATCAACCAGGCCATCAATCCGGCCATCACCGGCGCCACCGGCCAGTACACTTCCTTGAATGGCGCCACCCTGACCGGGAATTCCGACGGCAGTATCGCGGAAATCGACGCCGTGTTGCAGGCTTTCTTCGACAACTCCAAGGTGAGCCCCACCAAAATGTGGGTGTCGTCGCAGCAGGCCAAGGACATCACCAAAAAGGTGCTGCAGTCCGGCTCGAACGGCGTCTTCCGTATCAACCTCGGCAATGGCGCCAACCAGGGCGGAATCACCGCCGGCTCGCTGGTCAGCTCATATCTGAACAAATACGCGGTAGGCGGGCCCAAAGACCTGCCCATCGAAATCCACCCCAACCTGCCGTCGGGCAAGATCTTCTTCGACTGCGACGAAATCCCCTACCCGCTGGCCAATATTCCGGGAACCTACCGCATGCACTGCCTGCGCGACTACTACCAGCGCTTGTGGCCGCAAACCACCGAAACCCGGTTCACCTCGGTGAATTTCTACGGCGTGTTGCAAGTCTATACGCCGTTCGCCATGGGACTGCTCGACAACATTGCGGCGGGCTAAATCCCGCTGCGGTACACCTTCCACGATTCCCGTTCCACGCAGCAAAGCGTGGGACGGGTTTTTCGTGGAACCTGGAACGGAAAACCTGGAACGATAATATGGCAGATCTCACTACGCTCGGCGCACTCAAGCAACGGCTTAAGATCCCGGCCAGCAACATTACCGCCGACGATGATCTGGCCGACTTGCTTTCGCGAACCTCGGCCGATTTCTGCAACGCCTGCAACCGGCCATCGTTTTTTACTTCCAGCACCAGCGAGCAGCGCGATGGCCAGGGCGGCACGACCATGGTGCTGCGCAATCAGCCGGTACAGAGCGTCGCCGGCCTCACCATCGGCGTGTACACGATCTTTCCTTCGCCCGATGGAGTGCAGCTGGGATACGTCTTCGACGACAAGTCGTTGAAGCTGATTGGTTATACCTTCGCCCGCGGCTATGGCAACGTGCGCGTGCAATACTCGGCCGGATTCGGCTCCGGCCTCACGGATCCGAACTTTCCCGGCGAAATCGAGCTGGCAGTGCTCGACTGGTGCCAGTACCGCTACAAAGTGCAACCGGCAGCCGCGGTGGCCTCCAAACATCTGCACACCGGCGAACAGGTGCAGTACGACATTCAGGACATGCCCAAAACAACGCGGCGGGTAATTGAGCAGTACAAGCGGCGGGTAGCGATTTTATAGGGCGATTGCCGGCCGACCCACGGCACGCCGGGGCAGGCGGCCGAGGGCCGACAGCCGAGGGCCGAGGGCCGAAGGCCGTGTTATGACAACCCGGTTTCAAGTTTCGAGTTTCGGGTTTCAAGCCCGGCAGTCTGATGCACCGGATTGCCGGCCGACCCACGGCACGCCGGGGCAGGCGGCCGACGGCCGACGGCCGAGGGCCGAAGGCCGAAGGCGGTATTAAGTGCTCAAGCTCAAATTCCTCAACCGCTCGGATGAGCGGATCGCAGAGTTCTTGCGTACCCGTTCCGCCCGCATTGCCGAGGAGTTCGGCGCGGGCATAATGCGCGCCATGATCAGGCTGGCGAGCTACATCGGCGCCGAAAAGCTAAGCGGTCAGGTACTCAAGGCTCGCACCGGCAATCTCCGTAGCGCCGTGCTCACTGGCGTGCAGTCCTATCGCTCGGGCACCGCCAGCCATGGGCGCATTCCTTCTGGCGGTCTTCCCTGGTACGGTGCCCTGCAGGAAGATGGCGGCAGTTTCACCGCCCACCGCAATCTGAAGAAGCCGGCGCATCTGATGCGCAGGGCTATGGGTGAGCGGGTGATGACCGGAAGTCCATACGGCATCTACTTTCCCGCGCGGCCGTTTATGCGGCCCAGCCTGCAAGAGCAGCGCGGCATGATCATCGAAGAATTGGTTAAGTCGATGCATAAAGCCTTGGCAGAAGACTAACGCCGATGAACGCAGAAAAAACAACCCGGGCTTTGCCGGCCGAAGGCCGACAGCCGAAGGCCGACCTGTCCCGGCGTGCCGCGGAAGGCCGCGGAGTGACGCCGATGAACGCAGAAAAAACAACCCGGGTTTTGCTGGCCGAGGGCCGACAGCCGAAGGCCGAGGGCTTCCTGTGAATGAACAAGGCCTTAGCCGTGGAGTGACGCCGATGAACACAGATAAAACAACCCGGGTTTTGCCGGCCGAAGGCCGACAGCCGAAGGCCGAGGGCTTCCTGTGAATGAACAAGGCCTTAGCCGTGGAGTGACGCCGATGAACACAGATAAAACAACCCGGGTTTTGCTG